ACAGCGGTAACATTGCTGCTAATTCCTGCTACCGTAGTCACGTTGCTGCTTATTCCTGCAACCGTAGTCACGTTGGCTTTAATAGCAGCAAGGCCAGAGATGGCATCTGTAGCTGTCGTGCCATCTTCAATGTCAGCAAGCGCTGCAATGTCTGCTGCTGTAGCAGATACAGTCTGCACATCAGATGTGCTAGGCCCAGCCTCAACAGCACCAGTAGAAGCGTTGAATGCTAGTGTTTTACCCTTGCGTGTGTTTACATCAGGCAGCACCAAAGATACCGCTGTGTCAAAGTCAGTAAGCTGTAGTGCGCGTGATGCCTTGTCATCAAGGTCAGCAGCAATAGCAATCAGCTTATCAAGCTCAGTGTTTAGTGAGCCAATCTGAAACGATCCAGATGCAGGAAAGTCAGTAGTTCTTTTAAGATCGATGTCGCGTGTAATAACGACTGTGCTACCACCAGTAGCCCCAGTAACACTCATTGTTACCGTGCCAGTTGATCCATCGCCCCCTGACACTGTGTAGTGAGTAGTAATTGTTTTGAGTGTGCCATCAACATACACGTTTAGATCCGCAGCATCGAAAAACTCAAACGATACGGTGAAGGAGGTTTGTGTTGCCCCCTGTGCTACTGCGTACGATACGCGAGGTGTATTGTCTGCAAGGTTGATTGTCATACCGCAATCCTACTCTTTCTAGTTAATAACGTCCACCCGCGAAGGCTCTAGCTGTTTCGTTGGTTGTGTCCTTTAAGAAAAACAACTGTGCGCCGGGAAGTTTACGCAATATTTCTGCGGCACCTTCTCCATAATCGCCTTGTATAAATTTAGCAACACCACGCCCAACATCTACAGCATAAGATGGACCAGCACCAGCTACACCAGTAATTGCGTCAAGGGCATTCTTCTCTTGCTGGAACTTAGGCTTGATAAGGCCAGCCCCAATATCAGGTCCACCAAGAGCCATACTAATACCCATCGATGTATAAAACAGATCTGAATACAAAGCAGCAACACCAGAAGCATCAAAAGATCTGGCAATCTTTGTACCTAAGTCCATACGATCCATTTGCCAGTCTTTGTACTTTAATTCCATACCCATATACCCAAGGCCCATAGCTGCACTAATTGCAATAGCACGGTTCTTTACCTGACCTTGGGCAAGAGAAGCCGTAATTTTATTAGCGGCAGCAAGGCTATAAGACAGAAACTGAAATGGCATAGACAAGATACCGTTTTCAATACGCGCATAACCTTTGAACTTTGGGTCTTCTTTCATGCCAACCTGACGAGCAATGTGCATTGGCACATAGAATACGCCATCAACAGCAATCGGCTTGTCTGCTGGCGTACCCATAAGAACTGTATTGCCAATGCCGCTGTTCATTGATGTGCGAAAGTTTTCAACTGTGCCTTGTGATGTTTTGCTCTCTTTGATCGGCTTTTCTTTATTAAAGCGCTTTAGAGCGTGATTGTTAATTCGACGCTCATAATCAATTTCTTGTTCACCTTTGCGTTTCTTAAACTTGCCGTGAAACATTTCGTGCAGCAAAAAGAAGTCTTGCAGATCTTTGTCTGTTTTGAATAAATCTGCGTGCTTCAAACGAAACTCAGCGTGCATTATGCCTATTTCAGCCTGTCGCTTAGCTGGGCCATCTGCCATTTCAGCAACAAGATCTTTGTTCTTTTTAATTAATGCCCTTGCTTCTTTGGCTGGCATTGCTTTCAAAGCTGCAAATCTTTTAGAAATCTCTTCAAGATCTATATACACAACACCTTTTTCGTTATGCACATATTCATGAAAACCAAAAGGTATGCCGGAATCTTTGTCTTTCCATCCAAGACGCTGACGCGCAGCAGCATACTCATCAGGATCGCTTACAATACGACTGACGTTAAACTCGTCACCATATCTAAATACAATAGTGTCATAGCCTAGATCGACATAGTTAGCCTGAGTTTGACGTCCTGTCGTCCACTCGCGTGTGTTAGGCAAGTACAAGCCACCGTCAGTCTTATCCCACGGCGCATTAGCAATCTCAGCAGCCTCTTGCTTGCCAATATTGTACCTAGCCAAGTAAGCAATCTCTTGCTCAGTAGCCTCACCACGAGTCAACTTAATTGAGTAATCAATAAGCGTATGTCCACGAGCAATAGCATCCAGCTTCTTGAACATTGCGGTCATAGGCGCAACACCATTAAGCATAAAGAATGTTGATCGCACATTTGACATCAATCCTTCATTCAAGGGATTGTTAATCATATTCTCGCTAAATCTTAGGTGAGCATCACCCTTTAGAATGTCGATAATCTCACCAGCAATGCGTCCTTCTTCTGCACTCATGCGGATGCGATTGTCAGACATTACACCAAACAAGCTCTTCCAAACTGTACCCATCTCATGTTCCATCATGATCTTGGCAAAGTCAGGAAGAGTGGCAAATCCAGCAGAACCAAGATAGTTCAGCATAGCTAGATCTTTAAGAACAATAGCAGCTTTGTAGTTTAGAGCATCTGGATTACGAATAACCTGACCCTGTACACGATCATTAAGATGCCGGATGTCACGCAATGTTCTATTAATACGCAGTCGTCCAACACCAGCAGCAAGCAAGTCGTCTTCTACTTCATCAAGCAGATCATCAATGCCTTTGCCAAACTTAGCTTGCATCTCATACATAGGCGCAACTTTTGCTGTGTATGCTTTCATAACAGCAACAGGATTGGTTTCTATAAAGTCCAGCACAAGCTCGTTAGGAATATCAACGTCACGATGACGGAAGTGCTTTGATCGTCCATAACCATAGAAAGCATTACCCTCTGCGGTAACATCATCTAGGCCCAGGATTTTATCTATTGTTTCATCTGCTCGTTTACCGGCTGTATCAGTATCTGTACGCACCCTTTGATACTTGCCAGTTTTCTCATTAAGAACATACACATAAGGATTCTTCTGATACCACTCAGTCAAAATCCTGTGCAGATCTGCCCTGCGAGATTCAACCTCGCCCTTAAGCCAGTAGCGTGGGTGAAACTTCTCTGCAAAGTTACCAGTAGCAGGAAAGTCTTTCATCGCCTCAATCTGTAGATCAATGTCTTCCTTTTGATCCTTGAGGCGGCCAAGCATACGTTGGTTGTGCGCAAGGCGATCTTCGTCAGCCGCAGTTCTATTTAATTTTACTCTTAGATTGTCAACAATTGCCTGTCGTTTAGCAATGTCACCTTCAAGCAAAATAGACTTGTTCTTATAAAACGCTCTGTTGCCAATAAGGCCGGTCTGATTAAGGCGCTTTTCCCAGTTTTCATAAAAATCATCAAGCAACTTCATTGCGCGAGACTCACCATCTGTTGATGCTGCTTCACCGCGCATACGTTTTTTATTAACCTCTGTAATGTATTGCTGGAACGACATGTTTTGAGGTTGGTCTTTAGACTTTTGAAATACCTTTTCAGCAGCCTTACCAATCAAATTGTTGCTGGCATCGTAATCAAGAAATGTTTGCTTGCCTTTGCCAAACTCAGAACCATAGATATTCCGCAGCCCATCGTAGACTTGCACCCACTCGCCATCACGCATAGCCGCCTTCTGATAAACAGATGGGCCAAGACGCAATCCACCACGGTGCATGTTAAGCAAGATGCCGCTATCACCAGCAATTCCAAGAATAATCTTCTTAGCGTTATCAGTAATCCCGGTGTCTTGCAGCACTCGCTTCATAGGTGTGCTTACAAACTTATAAAATATGCTGTCAGTCCACAGATTCTTTGGCAGTCCATAAGGATTGTCCATAGAATCAATGGCAGCTTGGTCAGCCTTACGCAGATCTGCCTCGCGCTGGAACATATTATATTCGTTCTTACGCGCATTGAGTTCTGCTTGAACATTGCTTGCAGACTCCTCAGCCTCGTCCAGAGCAGCCTTAGTTCTTGTCATGTCATCTGGGGTAGTTGCACGATCAAATGCCGCTCTACGCTCATCTACGAGCCTTACAGCCTCATCTGCTGTTTCTTGTAACTGTTGAATAACTCGTGGAGCGGTGCCAGTAACGGCATCAAGTTCATAGTTTTCTACCTGAGACAAGGGACGCTCAGTAGTCGGTGACGGAAGATTCTTGTTCACATCAGGTTGCGCACGAAGAACAGCAGCGTGTTCGCCTAGCGACTTTTCAGTAGCCTCAAATGCGGCAGCGCGACGAGACGCAGGAATAGATATTGCACTGCCAAGTAAACCGCCAATAACAAAAGCAGAGCCGACATTAATCGCAACTTCTGTTTTTGTGCCAACAGGATCAAAAGTTGCTCGACCAGCTTCTTGTAATGCAGTTAATCCAGCAACAGATCCACCTGTCCTTAAAAAAGAACGAGCCATACCCACGGTAGGCCCACCAAAAGGAAGTGCAACAAGATTGACAGGATCAGCAAGGCCAGCAAAAAAGTGCTGACCAAAAGTTGCTTTAGCCAGTACGTCGCGCCTTGCAAGGTTCTCATCAATAGCGCGTTTAAGATCAGCCATATGCTCGGCGTTCTTAGCATCCATAAGGTCATCACGGTATGCCTCGTAGCCATCAATGTTATCTAAGGGACGGTAGTTGATGTCCTCTAGGCCGTCATATTTAATCCTATTGTTGATGGCTTCAATAATTGGATCGTAGGTATAGCCTACAGATGCTTCGACCACATCAAAAAATGCTGGGTCATCCGCAGCAAGCTGAGTCTGTACACCAGAATACAGAACGTCATTATGAGCAAACGGATCTAAAACAATCTTCATGGATAAACATATCCTGTCTGTGCCACACCCAACTCTGCATAAATTTCTGACATGCGTATAGTCACCATTTCTGCAAAGACATTGCCATCTGCATCTTTTCTATAAACAAAGGCAGGGGTCATTTGACCAGTGCGATCATTTATCTTGTACATCTGGTAAACTGTATCAACGTTCTCTTCGCCACCAACAGGAGCCAAAGGCTGTGGCACCAAATAAGTTCTTATACTGCCATCAGCACCAACAGGAATCGACTCAGATGGATCCATCTCTCCGGCGGCAATAGCTTCCATCTCATCCATGCGCCGTTCGTAAGGAGACTTGTAGCCCGGTGGCAATGGGCGTCCACCAACTAACATGCTTTCACGCAAGCGATCATTGTCAACGCTGACGCCAAAGTAGTAATTGTTACGCGGGTCATCTTCTGCGCCACTTAACTGGACTTTCCTTTGAACAATAGTATTTAGTGCCGCAATGGCTTGTGGCGTTCTTTCATGAAAGGTTTTGGACAGAGCAAACTTAGACCTGTTTATGTTGCCAAAAACCGGATCAAGAATAATGCCATTAGTCTCTGGATAATGCTGATCGACATAGCGCATTACCATGTTCTTAACACCATCAGAGTCATTGTTTGACAATATTGCCCACTTAACAAGCGGCTCAATCTCACCAGCAATATTCGGGTTCGGTATGTCACTGGTAAAGCCAAAGGTTTCTGTAACAGAATACTCTGCCGTTAGATCGTTTAGAGTCTTGCCATCACCAAACAGGCTGCGCAGCTTGTCATCAAACACCTTTTGATTCTCTGGAACCCCATCCGGCCACGCATTACGCAAAGTAGCAAGAATGCTGGGAAAGTTATCAATGCCCTCAAAGCTAGCAACAGCAAGCGCACCCTCAAGCAACCCGATTTCCTCTGCACTAAGGTGATCTTGCCAAAGGTTCCTTGGAGTTCCAAAGGCACTAGGCATTTGACGACCCTGTGCATAATACTGAGCCAGCTTTACAAGATCCTCTGGTCGGTTATCAAACCTACCTTTCAAAGAGCCTTTCAAAGCATTAATAAGTGGCCCCGGCAATGCACCATTAGCTTGAGTCATTAGCTTAGTTAGCCACTCTGAACGAGACTCAAAGCCTTCATTAAGGTACCAATTAGGCATCGAGCCTTTTGGCCTTACAAGTTGGTCTGCAACTCTTTTGACACTAGCTGTTGAATTATCTGCAAAGCCAGTAGACATTGCGGCTGCTGTATCTAGATCAGCTTGAGACGCTCTTGTTGCAGCTTCATCAGAAGCTAGGCGTCTGGCATCAGATACAAGACCATTTAACTTATTTTGCACATTAACGCCGCGAGACAACTCAATAAAATTGTCTGCAAGTGTTAGCATTTCACCTTCTGGTTTGTCTTGAGCCTTACCATTGCTCATAACATAGTTTGCAAACTTAGACAGATCAGATGCGTTTGCCGCTGTTCCATTCGCCTTGTTTACAATCTGATCCAGCATGAAATTACGTACATAATCAATGTTGCCATTTACTGCATTTATAGCACCTTCGTCTTCTATACCCTTAATTGATGCAATAGCTGCTTTTGAATACTCGTTAAACAGCTTGCCAGCATTGGCAAAGTCATTGTTATTAAGAGCATCAGTAATGCTAGAAACAACCCTCTCACGCTTTGGCATGAGTTCAAATCTGTTTTCAAGCTGGGCATTACGCCGCTTTTCATCTTCTTCTGACTCTTCTTCTGATTTTTCTGCTGCTGCAATAGTTGCTTCAATAGATTTGTCTGAGCCATATTGCTTGATGTCTTGCATTACTGTATCGACGTTATCATTGAATGTTGGAGACATTAAAATCTCTGACACATCCATTTTTATTTCATCAGGCAAAGTTTCTAATCCAGCACCACGCGCACGAATAACACGCACAACCTGATTTACAGTTGCGTAATCCATGTCGCTGGACAGTTCGATCTTGTTAATAATTCGATTGCCAATAGCAACATCTGTTGCGCGATCAAAGTTAGCTTTAGCTGTTTCTACTTGAGCCGGTGTAATTAGATCTGGGAAAAGTTTTTGAGCCTTTTCAAACTCCATTATAGCAATGTCGCGCAGTATCTCAGCATCTTCTGCTGCCGGAGATCCCGGTGCATAAGTAGGCAGTGATATCATGTCTGTATAATCTGAGACTTGTTGGTCAATATATACAGCCGCGTCTGATGCTAAAGAGCGTCTTTCAATTCTATTTCTGTTTTGCTGTAGGCTAAGTTTATTAGAAGACAGAAGGGCTGCACCAAAGTTCTTAAAAGCTGTAGCAAATTTTGGCGAAGCATTAGCTGCTGTTTCTTCAATAAACTCACTAAACTGGCTGTCAAATTTAGCAACTCCATCAGGATCAAACTCAAACTCAACAGCAAGTTCAGCAGCTTTTGTTTTGAAGTCTTGTTCAGTCTGGCTTACATATCGTCTCTCAATGAGTTCTTCATACGAGTCAGCAGCAGCGCGTCCGAGATCAACAGGGACAGTAAGCGCTTCAATCCTGCCAGTCTTAGGATCAATAGCACGAAGATCAGCGGTTTCTGCCAACTCTTGCCCACGATCACGAGCTTGTTTTTTTAGTTCATCAAATGATGTTTCGATCATTGCATTAGCAAGACCGCCAACACTACGAGCGACTTCAGCAGCACCAGTGTTAGCGCGTACTACACCAATGCTTTGCGGAAGAAACTGACGCCTTTGTTTAATTACAGCCATTATGTCTCATCCGTTTTGTAAACATGATACCGATACAGACCAGTAGTGACTGCACTGCCAGCATTAAAGTAAGACTCAACAATAGCATTGCGTCCTCGCTCACCCTCCATAGCAGCCATACGCCTAGTCTGTGAGGCTTCAATCAAAGCACCAGACTCAAGAGCCTCTGCGTCTTGATAGGCAATCTCCTTCTGTCTATCCATGAATGCCTTCATAGATCTATCGCCGGGATCTCTGCCAATAAATGCAGCAAAGGCACGGTTCGATGCTTGGGCAGAATCAAAGTCGCGCAAGCGAAGATTAGCTTTTTCCGCAGCCTCAACCTTTTGCATCTTGGCCTTAAACTCAAGCTGCTTTCTATTAAACTCAGCCTCAGACCTTTTAGCCCTTCCAGATTGGATAGATGAAAAAACACTAAGGGTAGTTCCTATAGCTTGTATTGCCATAAATGGTATTGCCATTAGAACGATACCTCCGCAACAATGCCATTCACTTGCAGTGACACTGGCGCAGTTTGTGTAATTTTAACTGTTGGATCTTTACTATACCCAAGCAAACGAAACTCTTTCTTGCCAGTAACAGGCACACGCGCCTGACTAAAATCATCAGTGACAGTGCGAATAACAAGCCTCTTCTCATTCACTGATACAGACAAAGTATTCAACAAATCAACCACAACCCTGTTTACAGAGCGAGGCTCACCTGTAAGTGGGCCACCACCAATCTGTGCATCAATAGGCAGCGTCTCAGCCTCAACATTAAAGCCAAAGCCAATCTCTGCTGCTGTTATCTCTTGCACAGCAGATACATCTACATTGCCACCAGCCACTGTAAACTCACCCAAGTAATCATTGCCGCTAACAACCTTGACCTTTGCACCATTTGCAAAGTGGCTAGAGACATCGAACACACCAGCAGAGCCGGTAAAGTCATTGGAGAAGTCCATGTTCAGTGAAGAATCAAACTCCATTAGAACATGCTTAGATGTGCCAGCGCCTGTGTCATAGGTGCCAATACAGAACACACGATCATCTACTGTGCATACAGAATGGAACTTGCCTGTTGTAGTCCACTGTGTCCACCCAGCGCGTTGCTCTGCCCTGTTCGATGTAAACACAGCAAGCGTACCATCATTGTTCAGAACAAAGGCATACGACTCTGGGCGGTTAATAGCACCACGCAAAATAGACATTTGCACCGGACCAGTAATCAAATGCGGTGACAGCACAGAGATGCCAGTAGATACATACGCTGCTTCTGAGTCAGAATAGATATACTCTCTGACAACAGAGCCGGTCTTCTGCACATAGATCGTGGCACCATCAAACGAGTCAGGACGCACAAAGTTTGCACCGTAAGATGTTTGTCTGCGCACCTGTGCATTGGTTGGTGTGATTGGCTTTTCAGTAAATGACGGCACATACATTTCCGATGTGCTGGTAAAGATCTGCAAGTCACGATTAGACACCAGATGGCGTATAGTATTGATCTCACCAATAGAAGCCGTCAGGTCAAGCGCATCATCATCTTCCGCATCACCAACATCAAAGTTAAAGTAATCAGCAGACTTGCTTGCCCATATACCATCAGGCTGGGCTATTGTGCCGCCCAACCATAGTCTGTTCTCGTGGAAGGTAACTGCACCGGGATAGCCGCGCAGTTCACTGTATGATTGCTCACCCCACTCTGTAGCCGCAGCATGTGTGACAATCTTTGGAGAGCCACCACCTATTGTAGAATCATTAGAAGAAGCGCCAGCAACAACAACAAACTCATTCTCGTTAATAACCTCAGTTACTGTACGAGTGCCATTTATGTTGTTTGCTGATATGCCGCCAACTGCACCAGCAGCAGATATTGTTATTGAATCATTTACAGCCAAGCCATGATTAACAAAAGTTATGTGTATGCTTGTGCTGCCATCTGTTGTTTCAATGGCGTCTCTATCAAGATGCACAAGCAACTCGTCCTGCACATTGCCTGTTGCCTGTGTTGCAGACTGAACAGATGTGATTGTTATCTCGTTGTTGTGGTAGCGCAAGACTGACCCGACATGCTTTGAGTTAGGATAGTTACCACCTGATTGACTGCCGGTTATGTCAAAGTAGTTAGCACTTGTTGTGACTGTAATGCTATTCCCACTAGAAGCAGAGGGATCAAGAGTCATGCCTATTGGCTGAAAAGAATAGTATGGCTGATTTATTCTAAAACCATCTGCACTTTGATTGAATGTCATCAACTCAAGCTGGAATGTTGTAAGGCTAGTGCGCACTAACTTGCGCACCATAAATGTTTGATGCGCAATAAACATAACATCGCCAGCTTGTGCGTATGTTAGTTCTGGCAGCTTGGCATTAGTAAAAGGAATAGCATTACTATCAACATCTTGAGTAAGCGTTTGAATCAAAGAAACAGCGCCAGTCGTAGGATTGATCTGGAATATGCGGATCTTTGCGCTTTCAAGACTAATGATGTAACGCTCATCATCAGAGAATATGAATGGCACCAGCCTGAGTTGCTGGGTAGCGGAGGAGTCTACCGTAGTGTCAAACTCATATAAGCGCTTGGTGCCAAACCGTTTGAGCAAACCACCTTCGTTACGCAGAAAGAAGTTTTCAATCTTCTTTGCTGAGTTGTTGTAAAGCGGAGTGTCAGTTCTGGAAACAAGAGAAGGGCTGATCTCACCATACTGAAAGTTACTTATCGGTACGCGGACTCTTTGCATTAACTTCGCCTGTCAGTAATAAACCTCGACGTTACCAGCTTGCGCGTGGTCTGCTGCTGTGCATCCAAACTACGAGCCTTTGCCATCGCTTTTGTTGAAGCGTCTTGCATTAAAGCCGCAAGACTTGGATCTCTTGCAATAGATGTGGCGAACAATGTTGCCAGCCCATACTCAACAGCAATCGTAAAGTACGAGGGCCAATCTTGTTCGTTTGCCCTGTATGTGTAATCTGCAATCAAAACATCATTTGTTGATGTGTTGCCATAAATCTTATCACCGTAAATCTGATACTCAATCGGGTTGTCATTTACGGTAATAGCATGAATCATTAACGTGCCATCTGGCTGCTGATAAGCATTATCATATCTACCAGTTGGAGCATCAGTCAGTCTGTTTAGTACATCCTGATTAGTAGAAAACCGCCAACGTGCGTTTACTAGAGATGCTCTAGCCACATCCTCATACATGTTCACAGAGACAAGAGCCTCTGTGGTGCCGTCATCAAATGACGTAATTGGTTCTGCGCCAATAAGGATCAATGCCCTTGCACAGATATCAACTGCTGAGTTTGCTGCGGTGCTGCTAACTGCCATGAGTAGTGAGGGGGGCTTTCACCCCCCTCTCCTTTTTAGTCGCCATCTGTCTCAGCTACCGCAGTGCCATCAGACACATCGACAACTGAACCAGTGTTTGACAAAACAGTACAAAAGTTTGTTGTTGGCACATTGGTATCACGAACGATAATCAAGTCCCGAACATCAAGCATGTTTGCTGCACTGTTAAAATACCCTGCGGTATTTACCGTGGCAATCGCATCGGCAGATGTGTACATCCACAAGCTACCGTTTGAATCACCACCAACACGAGTTAGTCCGCTTGAAGCAAAAGCCATTTCCTAACCCTCCTAGTTGTTGTCCAGAACTTCGTACACACCGTTATCATCGATAACAGTTGCACCCATCGACATCATCGAGGTTGCAAGGTGTGATACTTTTTCTGCGACATAGTTGATCTCAGTCGTGACATCAGCGTTGATGCCCAAACCAATAGCTGAAGTGTGATACGCCATGTTCTTACCGGCAGTGATCGCTGACGTTGAGAAGATCTTGAAACCAAGAAACTCTTTCATTGTCATGCCACCAGCAAACGGAAGATTCTGCTCACCAACAAAGTCTGACGATGCAAACTCAGTAATGTTGAACAGATCAGCATAACCCTTCGGGTGCATTGCCAGATAACGCTGACCGTCTTCTGGAATGTTTGCTGTGCCAAATGTCTCAAACAGTGACAGCAGATCAGCTTTTTCAAGAGCAGATGATGCGTCATGGATCTGAGTTGAGTTAGCGCCAGCGTCCATTGCTGTGTACAGGATGTCATCAGTCTTACGCCCAAGTGCGGCAGCAGCAGATTGCGCTACAGCCTGACGCTCGTTGATGTTGATCTTGAGTTCATCCAGCTTGTCAATGTACTCAGCAGCATAGAAGTCAGCCATGGTGGCTTCTACTTGCGTATGCGCCAGTTCCATTGCGGTTACGTTGCCGTTGCGTGATTTGGTAGAAGCAGTGCCAGTACCAATCTTTTGGAATCGAACAGTCGAGCCAGTCACATTGTTTGCCATACGCACAGTGTTCCGCAGTTTGGAACCCATACGCTGATAAGCCATGTGTACCTCAGACTCAAACTGCTTAATGAATGCGACATCAATAGTGTTCGCCATTTTACAGTCCTCAAAGGTTGTTTACACATTGACGGTTATCTGTTTGGCATCCTCAACGCGATTGTCCTTGCGGGTCGCTCAGTGCATTACAGGCCGACTTAATTCACCAATACCATCATTTTTATCTACAGCGCAACGCTCAAATCGCATAAAGGTGTGACTGTTTATTTCATACATAGTTTCATCGAAGGTAAACCCGCACCAACTTAGCCACATAATCGTATCGTGATGATCCACTGGCACATAGTTTTCAACGCTGGCAAAGCTACCCTGCAACAAATCAATCGTTGCGCGACAGCCCCGCAAGAACGGACGAAAATTGTAGTTGATTCCATTAGTGCCAAGTAGCCAGATTCTAGCGTGGACATCATCTATTGGCACATTCCCACACATACCAATGGGCGTTTCATCAAGCCTAAGTGTGTAGGTTACTGCCCCATCAATAACAAATGGCTCAGTCAAAGCCTCAAGTGGAGTAAGGTTGTGTATATAGCATTCCCTTACATCAGCCTTGCGCATGTTGTCAGCAACACGCTCTGCATGTTCGGGTAGGCTTTTGATTAACGAGAGCCTACCAACTCGTATGACCTCATTAGCCATTTGAGAATATACGCTTGAAGCCATCATCAACCTCTTTCACAAAGGTTGGATCTCTACGCGCAGGATCGTGATAACGTGGATCAAGCATCTTCTGACGCAGATCAGCTTCTGTTTCACGTGAAACCTCAATCGCTCCGTTTGATGGACCACCCTCACGCATAGCTTCCATGACATGCTCAAGAACCATAATGCCTTCTGCCGTCTCACACATACGCTCTACAGCACCAAGCATTTCATCTGGGAAGAACTGATTGGCAAACAAACTAGCTGCCTCAGTCCTTGCACTAGCATTGTCGCCTAGCTTTGCAACCTCTGCATCATAGTCAGGCACATCAGCATTGATTGCCTGTGCATACATCTCAATGCCTTCAGCAAACTCATCCTGACTGTAGCCATTTTCAAATGCAGTCTTTGCCCACCACTGCAACAAATCATTGTCTGTTGCTGTTTCATCATCAATGCTATCAGGAAGAACATAGTCACCAACATCGGCTGGCCTATTTGCATAGGCTTGCTCTTCCATCTCTTTCATAAACTGATCGCGGAATGTTTCTTCCTTAGCACCAATCTTGCTCTCAAGATTAGAGTAGGACTCAACTAGATCATCGATAGACTTAAACTTCTCAGGCAGCGCAGCAAGCGGATCGGGTGCCGCTTCTGGCTCCATCAATGGATTTCCACCCTCGGTTACAATGCCAGAGTCTTCTGCTGTTGCTTCTACTTCATTCATTTGATTTCACCTTTTGACCATGCCGGATGCGCGACTCTATTAGGCCCACGATGTACCGCTGCCCCTCCATATGACGCAACTCCGCATCAGTTACTGCTGCGCCATTAACTGCTTCTATTGTGATTGATCTAAGATACTTCAACACATCTTTGCCAAGTTCATCTTTGAACAAGGCAGCTATGTTGATGCTTATCTTCTCATCATCTGGACGACCACGTTGGTAGCCGTCAAGACTGAGGTATTTGTTCTGCGCCACCCATTGCTCCCTGTTGAGTCTGTGCATACTGTTGTGCCAAGGCCACAAGCTGTCTGCGTTCCTCAAGGTCGCGGATCAATGAATCTGGCACACCAAACTTCTTACCGAGGTATGCTGCTGTTTCTTCTGAATCAATAAGTATCTGCACAACTTGTGGGCCAAAGGTTGCTTGAACTAACTCAAGCCAACGCGCCACAGATGTAATGTCTTGGTTTGCCTGTGCCTGTGCAAGTGGCGATACAGAGCGAACCTTTACTTCCCTGCCATTAATTGTTGGCAGTTCAATACGCCCCTGCTTCTTCAAGATGTAAACTACACGCTGAAGAACAGGTTGTACCAACTCTGCTTGGAGTCGCCCAAAAGCAGAACCAATACGACGCGACAGGTCGGCCATACGCTCTGCAACTTCTGTTGCAGAAGCTGGGGTTCGATCAGGATTACCAAGCATGTCATTGTACAAGGCTCGTTTAATATTGAGCCTCATATCAGACAGAACAAGATTGGCTACGTCAAATGAACCGGCTGCACGAATAGGCTCAAGGCCACGAGAGCCAGCAGCCTTTGGAATAACAGTACCCGGCACAAGACTAATCGTGTCAGGGTTTACTACTCCGTCGTCTTCCATTTGGTAGATGCCTGAGATAGCCATTTGCGCATTCTCAAGTATAAGCTCAATCGTAAGATTAGTAGTCTTAATAGCGCTAAGCGCATTGATGAGAGGCCCGCGTCCATAGACTTCCCCGCTGCACTTCGACCAGCGGAAGCAAATAAAAGGATTTGACCCCACACCACGATACTTCTCCTCTCTGACTATTTCCTTGTTTGTGCAATCAATAGCGTAAAACAGATAGGCTTCATCGTTCTTTACTGTGTAATCCTTACACACAACCTCAAGAATCTTCACCTTGTCATCAGGTGCGTTCTTAATTTTGTTCTGTAGCTTGCTGCCAATCTTAGCTTGCTTGTACATCAACGGCACATCAGATGCGCGTACCTGACGCTCACGATACACATGATCGATGCGATCATCAGGTCCAGTATCCAGCACTACATGCGGAAGTGGTACAGCAGAGAAAACAATTGGATTGATTGCATCGCCCTCAGATACAGACAACACACCAGTACCAACTGCCAGATCAAGGAATGACTCATGCACCTCCTGACCAAAGTTGCTGTTCTGAATCACCTCAAAGACGTATTCAGTTACTTCATCAAGTTCATTATCGACGCTTTCGCGTGTTTCAGACGGGACTTCAGATCCCGCACGAAAGTCTGCCCATCGTGCAAAGTTCGGAACCAAACCCTGCTGCAAGCGTGATGCAAACTCTTGAACACCGACAACGGCTGTTTCATCAAAGATTTTATCATCTCGACGTTGACCAACTGATTCATAGTAAAACGACTCCCTCTGTGGCAGCGCATACTCGTAACACTCTTCAAACAAATCGACAAAGTTCTCTCGTAGAGACTTTGCCTTTTCGTATTTCTTCATGTACATGCCAGCAAGTTTATCGTTGCTGTATGTGGCTTGTCCGGCGTCAGTATTTACAATCATCTGTTATACTCATTGAAATAGCCCATGCCACCGCCAGAGCCAGTAATTAAAGACCGACGACCAGAACCCCTGCTTGTAGCTTCTACAGATTCAGCAAGAGCCTCTTGCTTACGCTCACGCTTCTCAGAAAGCGCAGCTTCTTTTCTACGCTCCTGTTCAGCTTCTGCTTCTGGATCTACTGCTGGGCCTCTATAGCCGCCACCAATGCACATGTCAGTCTCCTTTACTAACCTGTATCATCTTACATCCTTGCCCACAAGCCACTGCGTTTTTGTTGCTTTGGCTTTCTAGCAAAGACATCAAACTCTTTCTTGGCATTAAATGCTCTTGCTGGCTTCTGACCAGAGATAAGCTGACGCCCCTCACCGGCACCCAACATTAAATATTGCAGAGCATCATGTATGTGCGAATACATATTTTTCTCAGGCTTGTCATCAAACCTTTCACCAGATACTTGCAGTCGCTTATAGCTATATCCACCCTCGAATCCCTTGATGAGCGTGGGACAGCGACGATCAATCAAGAACGCTGGCTTACCATCAACCATCTTATTCAGATTACTAGATACTGACTCAAGACGCAGATCTACTGAGTTGCTGTGTGTAGGCTGTGCGCGTAGGCCAGCACCGCGTAAGATCTGGAACGGTGTGCTTTCATCGGTTTGCGCACGGAAGTCACCAGCCGGATCGCCAAAAATATGCACATCAAGATCGCCAAAACGAGTAGCAATCTCTTGGCGCAACATCTCAGCAAAGCGCACAATGCCCATATCAATCGCCACAATCTCAGCTTGGATTAGCCACCTACCTCGCACCTTCTGCCCAAACACAGCAGCGGGTGTCAAACCAAAGTCGATGCCAATGTACAACGGAATACCAGCAGCAATAGGTATTTCTTCAGTAGCAATATGTGTCTCACCATTAAACATTGGATAAACAGGCTTACCCTCTTGGATAGTGCCAAGACGGTTCATTACATACACATCAATCCAGCTTTTAGTTTTGCCTCGAATAAGGTTTGAGTAATAACTCTCAAGCATGTTCTTGGCATTCTCAGCACCTTTGTTTGACTCATAATCCAGAACATTGCCGTTCTTATCTATCTTCTCACGCATACCAGATGGCTGCACATAGAAGTTCCAGTTGTCTGGCTTGACCAGCATACGCGCTTGCTCGTGAGGAATGTGGTCAGGAACAGGCACCTCGCCAGACATAATCGGCCACCAGTGATCTTCCTCTGGTGCATTAGTATCAGCAATCACACCTGACCATGACGGCCCACCTTCACGCATAGAAGGGAAACGACCCACACGCATAGTACACGCATCAATAATAGACTTTGGCACTTCTCTGGCCTCGTTAATCCAGATGCCAGTAAGTTCCAATGAGAGCAGCTTCTTTACATCTTCGGGGCGATCAAGGGCCAAGAAGATAACCTCAAGTTCCAGATCAGCTTGCCTGATGTTGTGTGTGTATGGCACCGACCACATAAACTTGCCCCACTGATCCTCTGGAAACCAGTCAAGCCAAGTCTTGATTGTCGTTGTTCTAAGCTGTGGGTTGGTGTTTCGGATGATTGCCCATCGACTGCGCCGAACACCATCCTTGTTTGGCTTCTGCTCTAGCGCACGGCGAAAGACCTCAACGCAACAAGCTACCGACTTGCCAGAGCCTACCGGCCCCCTAATGCCACGAAAGAACGTATTGTCTTTCATAAATGCTTTGAGGGTGTTGCCGTCAGGCTTGTAGCTAAAGTTGGTCAACCTTCTGATCCTTGCCGAACTTAATCATCCGATCAACCACCTCTGGACCAATAGCCGCAATAACCTTGTCGGCCTCGCGGTCAGTAACAAATTCTTTCGGGTGGTGAACAAGGTGGACTTTCTTCACCACCCTGCGCAGGATCTCTCGCTCTTCTGGTTTAAGTGTGTGCAGGAAACTCATCTGTAACTCGCAGTCTTTTTAGCAATGCTTTTAGGTTGCTTTGAGAACTGCTTGCCTTGCCTTACGGCAGCGCGTTTCTTCCGGCTGGTGCGCCGATACTCTTCGTCACTCAGGGCAGAGATGGCGGCAGCAGGGAGATACCGCTCACCAGTAGCCTTGCTGCCCTGAGTGCTAGGCTTCCCCGACTTGGTGCGCCATTTCTGTCGCGTCCATGCTCTTAGGGATTTCTGTGAATCTGCCATTGCCATCAGCTAGTGTATCCACCGCCAGCCTTTTTATACAAGAGAGCCAGACGCTGCGCTTTTCTTGCTGACCACTGACCGGGGCTTCCGCCCTTTCCCTCGCGCTTTACGCGGTTGAATAGGCGCTTCCTCAACGCTGGCTTCGTGTAATTCCCCGCTTCGTTGACCGCCATCTTCCATCTCCACTAGACGCTTTGAGTCGCGTGTGTAAGTTGCACCAGACAGAACCCTACCGTCCTGCATAATAAAATACGGCCCATCATACGGAGTGCCGTCTCTGAACTGATACTTAGGCACTGCGCATCTTGCTCTTAGCAATCTTATCCTGCAAATCCTGCGGCAACTTCTTCTGTGCAGCACTCAGCAAAGAACGAGCAGCCTTCTTGGCTTTCTTCTTTCCCGCAGCAGTGTAGGCATATTTCTTTCCCATTACGTTAGGCATTACTTTCCTCCACCATATTTTTCATCGATTTTTTTAAGTTTTCGTCTAATGCCAGCAAGCATAGCAGCACTGCCAGCGGCTGCTGCTGGTGGTCCATAGTCCCCAATAGCAGTTAATATGTCCTTAGCAACAGGCCCATACTGCAAAAGTATATCGCCAGCACCACTAGCCTTAATCAAACTTTTATTTTTTTTAGGCGTCTTAATTGCACGTTTCATGCCTTACACAGTTCCTTATTTCATTGCAGCGGCAAGAGCAGACTTAACCCTTGCGTTAGTTCTGCTAATCATTCCAATGTCTATGGCATTTTTAATGTCTCTAACATACCGCTTTGTTTCGGAGCTTGTAAGAGCATTGCCACTAACATCATCTTTGCCCGATATTAAATTTTGAATTGCTGGTTGCAATCGAGCATTAATACGATTGCTCTCTTGCTTGCCAATCAATGTTCTTGCTTTTGACTTCATGACTTAGCCCTTTCCTTAGACTTCTGGTAAGAGGCTAACAAAGAACGACCCTTGCGTACAGCACTAGCCTTGTCACCACGATGCCCCCATGCCTCTAGTGAAAGCTTCAATCGTGTCTTCTTCCCATCCTTCATCAGCGGACCCTTGGCGCTGCCCATCCTTACCAAGAAGCTGCCCTGCCGCCGCTTGCTCTGTGGTGTCTTCGCCTTGCCCTTTACTGGGGCTTTGAGTGTGCCGCCGGTTTCCCGCTTGTATGATGCGCGTCCGGCAGCGTTGAGACCACCTTGAGGATTCTGTCCTTCCTTGCGCTGCCATGCCGGAGTCTTGCTCATCTAACATTTCTCAAGTTAATCAGACTAGCCCTTGTGCCAAAAGAAGTTCTGCGGCCACCGCCACGCCTGTTCTTTGTCGTGGCCCTGCGATCACTACCCATCTGCTCAACATCAACAACAGGCTCCTCAACCTTGGGCTTAGGAGCAGGAGCAGGAGCAGGAGCAGGAGTGTCATCCTCTTGCTTCTTGGAAGCCATAGGATTCATGTCAGGACGCCCAGAATAAACCCGGCCACCAAAAGTACCCGGCTCAGTAACACCAACAATAGATCCAGTCTTGGTCGTTACAAGCCTCACACTATAACTAGGCTTGTCACCCAGCTTATCAATAGTCGGCGTGTCACTCTTGATCTTGTCTAACAAACGAGCAGCAGAGGCAGTGCCAATAGTGTTCAATATACCACCAACAGTGCCAGCCTTGCCTAAACCCCTAGTGCCTACAGTCGCCCTAGTCTGTAAATCACCAAGCTGCTCCTTGGTAATGTCAGAACGCCCAGCAATGTTACCAACAGCTACGTCACTAAGAGGGCTGCTTTTAGAATAACTGCCAGTGATTGCACGAACAGCACCCGGACTTATGCCACCAGAAGGCTTGTAACTCACACCAACCTCACGCTGCTTGGCAGACGCAGGACCACTAACTCCCCTAGCAGGAGCCAGACGAACCCTCGGTGGATTCAAATT